TGCATTTTTGTGAAACCGTATTTGAAATCAGAGCCAGCAGAAAAAGAAACGGGACCAGTAACAAGCCCAAGATTAGTACCGTATTCAAAATCTTGAAACAGATCACCCAGTGAAGCTTTCGAACCAGAAACTGAAGGCATTGGGGAATTCGGAGTCCAAGTCGCTTGTGCAGCTAAACAGGCCGCTTCGTTATCATGCGCTGGAACACTACAAACGCCTTCTGAAGGAATGTATCTACCTTCTTGAGTTTGACTGGAAAATATAGCAAACCTTAAATGAGCAGCGTCTTGATAAAAATTAGTTGGAGAGTTAAGTACTGTAGTAACATTTAACTCGTCATAGTCAAACGTGTAAGAGTGCCCCCTGATTATTGTTAGGGTTGGGTTTATTCCACCCAAGTCCTCGACGGTGAGATAAGGGAATGTTTCTCCGCTGTAAAGTCCGGTTATTTGTTGAAAATTGTAAATTAAACCGCCAATTTTGCCTTCTGGTCCCGTTTCTCCCGTAGCACCACTAGGGAGCAAAAGAGGAACGCCAGTTGTGGCTCCCGTACCCGTTCCATATATCCACGCCAAATACTCGTTGTTGTCGCCAGAAAGAAGGTGACCAGAAACAGAAACGCCAGTAGGGCCAGTATATCCTATTGGGCCAACTGGCCCTGTCTCCCCAGTCATTCCTGATGCTCCCGCTGGACCAGTGGGACCAGTCAAACCTACTGGTCCGGGAGGAGACGTAACGTCAATTGTAAGAGGTTCGCCGTCAATAAGAAGGGAGTTTCCACTGATTTCTACGTGCTTGTAGGAGTTAGCACCATCGTGAAAATAGATACCCCCATCGACATCGCCAGAAGCTATATAGAGTTTTCTGAAGCTGTAAGCAGATGAGCCTAAATCGTATGTTTCGTCTTCCTTGGGTAAAAGATGTCCCGAAGCGACAACATCTCCACCGAAATAAACGGTTGGTGCGCCCGATACGACATCCAACACGTAACCAGAAATATCTGGTTGATAAATTTGCTTAAGCCTAATGTAATTGTCAGCCATACCTTTTACCGAGTTTTTATTTTAAATTTATTTTAAATTACACTAATTAGTCAATCATGATAGGAGAAAAAGTGCTACTTTTCGAAATATCTTCAGTATTCATCATGTCGAAGTAAGACTTAGTAGCCCAAACCCCCAGCATCAAAGTGGTGTAATTATCTTTTCTTGCCCTAGTTGCGGATGAGCTTTTCTTCAAATGTAGGGGTAAATCAAAGGTTTGTGTTCCTCTAGCGGTAGACTTAACCTCTACTAAAGCGCACTGTTTTTTAGTTTGATAGATTAAGTCGTCTTGCATTTCCATTAAATCTAAAACGGTTTCAGAGTGTAGTAGCTCCTTGTCTACAGTAACCGAAATAGACTCGTCAAAAGCTGAGTTGTTTGCGGTAACCCTCGAAGCGAACCATACTTTCTTATAATCGATAGAAGCCTTTAGGTGTTCGTTAGCTTTTCTTATAAAACCGCTCGTAAATACTTGTTTTATGCATTTTTTTCCTGACTCTTTATTGTAATGGTACCTCGCCTTCTTTAGCATTTGTCTGTAATCTAAGTCTTCAGCATCTGAATTAAAATCAAAAAAACTTAATTTTATTTTATCTTCTTTAAAGTATTTACTTTCATTTGCACTGTCAATAAATTGATAGCCAGCATTATCTATCATGATCATCTCTAAATTAAAAAATTTATTTAAATAATAAAAATATTTAATATGATCTTTTAGGTGTCCTCCAGCCACAGCGTACCCATGCACTAATACACATTGTCTTTTTTCTTCATCTAGCTCCATTACCGACATGGCGAAGTAATCAGAGCTAGGGGAATCAGAAAAACTAGGGTCAATTGCTAATATATACTTTTTATTTGATTTTCCCTTGATTTGCGTTGTGGGAGATTCTCCGTCTGGAATTGTGCACTCGTGCATTTTTTTCGCGCTAAAATAAGAATCGGAACCATCAGTGAATTGAGCGCAATATTCTCGCTGAAAACTCGAATGACTTTGCCCTCCATCCTTAGCTTCCTCGATAATAGTTTCGTCAATCATATGGTTTGGGAGAGACTCATATCCCATTTGGGATATAAAATAAGTAGAGTCTGCGTTATCGTCTTCTTTGTAAATCTTACTTGTCCATTCTTGGTAAGTCTTATATAGGTTTTCAAAAGTATAACTAGCTGAAGAAAGGGCGACCATTTTAGAGTTATCTTTAAATACCATCCTTTCCTCCTCTTTCATTCTCCCTTCTTTAATTAGTTTATCTTCTATTTCTCTAACTTCTAAACGTTCCTTTATGTCTTGCGGTGCTACCAAAAACGGCATCAAAACAGTTTTAATAATTTCCTCAGGAAGAAGCAGGTACTCATCTAAAACTAAAACGTTAGCGCGAAAACCACGAATTTTTTCACCAGACAAGGGGATAGCTGTGATAGACCCTCCGTTAATTAACCATTCGTATTGATCGTTACGTTTTGATTTTGCTCCAAACACCTGTTGCAAAAGCTCTGCCCCTTTACCGTTATGAATGCTTTCTATATTGTTGAAGACGAAGCGAGCGGTACGAAAAGTGGGGCCAGCAACTAAAATTTTAGTTTTAGGCTCAAAAATAGTTTGTAAAAGACAAAAGACAGAGGCTATAAAAGTCTTGCCGCAACCACGACCCCACACACACATACTAAAGTTTCTATTCAGCATCGCACGGAGAGTCACCTCTTGGAATGGAGCGAGCTTTATTCCCGTAAGCAACTCTGTAGTGAAGTGAAGGTTGTGGCGAAGGAATTTAGCGAGAGAAATTTGAGCTTCCTCATCTCCTAGTTCGCCCTGAAGCCTAAGGAAGTCCTTGTTAAGGTCTTCTGCTCCGCTTTTGTATTTTTCAGGACAAAAAAACATTTTAAAGCTTCTTCGTGTCGTAAGCTAGTTGAAGGTCTACTTGCCTATAATAACAGTTCGAAAAGAAAATTCTTTTGATAATTCTAGAGGACTCCTCCCTGTCTTTAACAAACAAAAACTGTATGTGAGGATATTTTTGAATCAATTCTCTAACATTTCTAAATATAAACTCCGGCGTTACTCTTATTTTTTTTGAGATGTAAGGTAGATACCGAAAAGAAAGCGCATTGTTAAGCGTATCTTCCACAAGTATAACTAAATAAGCGTCTAACTCTTTCGCTCTCAAGATTTCCCTTTCGAACCTGTCAAAATGTTTGACGCTTAAAGTGGAAATAAAATCAGATAATGACTTTCTTTCTATATAGCAGTCACAAGTAATATCCGAATCGCTTAAACTGTAGTCGCCAATCTTTAGACCTTTGAGCTCAGTGGGCCAGTCCAACTCTAAGGGCAGTTGCTCTCTGGTGTCAACGTATATTTTATAGTCATCCTTGCTATAAGCTGCGCCCGTGACAAATTCTCCAGCGGTTCGGTATTTGTTTTTGAATTTTAATTTTTCGCAAAGCTGATAATAGTCTCCAAATAAAAGATCGTAATAATGAACAGGCGGGAGCATCAACGTTCTCAGTTCGACCTGTGTTGGAGCGTAAACAAGGTTCTTAGCGATTTTTCTCGCTTTAAGGAGGTCTATGCAGTACTTTTTAGAATCTTCTTCAGGAGCCTCTTTAAGCCATCTTTTTAAATTCGTGCGAGAATTAAAGTCGCTGGAAAAATATTGCTTTTTGTTTTTAAATTTTATAAGCTTACCGTCATACATGTCACGCCTTGGGTGACATTGTTGATAATATTCAGCCATACGAAGCTTGTGAGCCTTCAAGTGCTTATGAAGGCTCGTATCGTTGCTAAACTCTTTTTCGCATATCTGGCAAATAGATTTATCCATTCATAGCTTCATCCTTGTCTATTCCCAAAATTCGACATTTTAATTCGTCCATGGAAGAAAGAGCTTCAACCTCTTCTCCAAGGGACTCTTTTTGCATTTCAGCTAAACGGATCATCTTATTCCTAGTTTCTTGGCTTTTCCAAGCTTCTACCAAATTAAGTACACTTGCGTTTTGGTTGATTTTTTTACCTAGCTTGTCGCTACGTTTTTGTTTCAGGTCTCCTAAGAGTTTATGTTGTCTATTAACGCATTGGTTGTATTCATTTTGGGCCGTATTAATAGCCTCAACTAGGGACATTGAAATGCGTGCTCCTTCCGTATCGTTTGCTGTATCGTCAAGGAGTTGCTGTAAACGCTCTACTCTACGTTGGATGTTAGAAGAAATAACTACCTCACCAGACAAAACAATATATTGGTCAACCTCCTCTTGGGTCAGATCATTCTTGTCGTAAGTGTAACGGACGAATGAGCTTTCAAATAGCTCTCTGGCGGTTTCGTTTTCATAACTATTAATTTGGTGGATAAATCTAAAAGTACTCAAGTAGCCGATTAAAGAGGCTATGTCTTTTTTTTGTTTGGCAGTAATTTTAGTTTTGTCAATGCCGTTAAGAACGTATCCGTTTATCTTATGTAAGGTTTTATCAAACGTTTTGGGAGGCTTATACTCTTCTGTCGAGGTTTGTTGGCTTTCGTTATACGGAACAATGCTGGGGTCAACAGTTTTTATAAAATCGTTAATTGTTCTGGCTTCTTGACTTACGTGAGACAAGTCGGGATTTGCAAAAATAACACGAGCAATTTCGTACCCTTTCATTGTCGTTACGTTGTTGATAATGTATTCTTGTTGCTCTTCTGTAAGTTCTATTTTTTCTTTTGGAACGTAATTGTGAAGGCTTCTGGGGGAAATTTCTTTGCTAGTTAAAAACGCTCTAACGGCCCTTCCTTCCTTTGTTCTGCCGTTGGCTTTTTCTAGGTCTGGAAATGCAATTTTTATTAATTCGTTTAATGAGGGTGGCCCCTCAGGATGATCTATAGCCCTACTGTTCCACTCTTCTAGAATCAGCTTTTGTTGTTCGACGGATATAGTTATTCCGCTGTGAGAAAATGAATTGTTTGAATTTTTCATGCTATAAATCTAATTCGCCTTTTTCAATCAACTTTTTAACTTTGGAAATTATATTTTTTTTGATGTTTTGAATTTGTTTGTAGCCGGGACTTCTTTTCTTTTCGTTTGTTTTGAATCCAAGCTTTTTAGCTACATCAAGATCATCTTTATCTTTTATAAATAACGATTCGAAAACTAGCATTTCGGTAGGTTTTAGGATTTCTTTCATTTTTTTTCTTAACTTTTTTATTTTAGTTTCATAATCCACAAAATCCTCATGAATGGACCAAACCTCTTGTTGGTGATTTTCTAAAGCTAATGGAATCTTCAAATTGTAAGCGGACTGCTTTCTCTTTTCCCAATAAGCGTAAAGGGGGCATTCGCTCGATTGTGTGGAATATATTCTGCACGAGTTAGAATCTTCTGCTGCGGCACATCTTAAACAGGGGCGACTGTAATTAGTGTAGTTGTTCCGAATTATATTTTTAAGCTGATTAGTTATGACTCTATTGAGCCATGGCCGCAAAGATTTTTGGGGATCATACTGGTTCCATTTTTCATATATATGGATACGAATTATTTGAGATACATCATCATAATCTATCCAAGATAAAGAAGAGAGGCTCCACTTACTTCTCCTTTTGGCGATTTCCTCGTCAATGATATCAATATTATCTTCAAATTTTAATTTTTTATTCGTTTTCGGCAATTGACGGTCCCTTCCTTATGGAACCAGCCTCCCTTTGAAATTCTTTCAGAAATTCTTCCTGACTTAGTTCGGGACCACCGCCGTTTTCGTGAATTTCGCCAATGGCGCCTGGTCCACCTTTTCCCATAATATCCCCAAAGGTTTCTTTGGGTTTGGGATCATTAAAAGAAATCTCAACGTCTAACTTTGAAGCGTTAAGAGTAAAAAGTTCATTTTCATCTTCATTAGAGTCGTCAATATCATCATCAGCCTCACGTAAAGCTTTCTTTTTCCCCTTCGCTTTGGTAAGTTGCAAAGTCATGGGTGAAGCGCAACTACAGCAGAATTTAGCAGTTGCAGGGTTCGGCTTTCCACACTCTGGGCAGTACTTCTTCATGTTTATTATTATACATTTTTAAGAGAAAAAAGCCAAAAAAAATAAAATAAAGGTATGGACAAAAAACAAGCCAAAATGGCTGTAAAAGATTTTGACAAAATTCTAGACGAGAGCTATAAATACTGCAAATTTGAAGATAATGAAAAAGTACAAAATAAAGCGAGAAAAATCAACAATTTAGCTTGGGAAACAATCAAATACGTTAATAGGTACGTTCTCAAGAAAAAGAAGAAAAAAGCGACCCGAAGAAAGAAATGAAGTCGATAGCCCTTTGTCGTCCGGGAGCCATAGGAGACATAATGATGATCCTCAATTGCGCCCCCAAGCTAAAGGAGCGTTACGATAAAGTCGATTTGTATTGCCATCGGTCCACATTAGGTGTTGTAAAAAATTTTTGTAGAAAAAGTGGGCTAGTTGATGAAGCTTCAGATATAGATGAATTTGATTCTTCTAAATATGACAAATCTGTGAATTGTATTGGTTATCCCTTGTCCGAGGGGTACCCCAATACGCCAATGAGAAAACACTTAATAGAATATTTTGCTGAAGAGCTAGATTTGGATATTTCATTCGATGACGTGAAGTTAACGCCCATGAAACCTCCATCTGAAGTTTTTAAAAAGCCCATATACATTACGATTCAGACAAAAACAGGATGGTCCGCTTACAAAGAGTGGTGGGGTTGGCAAAAACTCGTAAATAGACTCAAAGACGAAAGGCCAGATATAGGAATATATCAAATAGGCGGGCCTAACGATCCAAAATTGTTAAATCTCGATGGGCATTTTTTGGGACGTTCGTTCGATGATAATTTAGCTTCCCAAATTTGGGGGGAACTTCATATTGGTGTAGATTCCGTCTTTAATCATACATCTAATTATTCATGGCATGGTATAGGCAAAAAGAGTTGTGTTATTTTATGGGGGTCAACTCAGTATAATGCGGCAGGATATCGTCATAACACAAATATTTCCCTAAATTTGCCATGCCAGCCGTGTTTCAGGGAAGACCCGAAAGTATCTCAAATGTCCAAGGGTACGTGCCCTAACCCAAAAAATCAAACATATGAAAATCCAAAACATGAATGTATGGCGGGAATATCCGTCGATATGGTTTACGATGCTGTAATGCAGAAAATATGAAAAAAATAAACTTATGTATGATAGTGAAAGACGAGGCTCACATAATCGAGCGTTGCCTTGATAGCGTAAAACCCTTGATAGATGAAGTCGTTATTGTAGATACGGGGAGTACAGACAACACAATAAAAGTAATAAATAATTTTCTAAAAAAACAAAACTTGCCGGGGAAGATAATAGAAGACCAATGGAAAGGTTTTGCACACGGTAGAACGCTTGCGTTAAAAGAAGCAAGAAAAACAGATTGTGAATACGCACTGATGATTGATGCTGATGAGATACTAACATTTCAGAAGAGTTTTGATATTAAAAAATTTAAAGAATCCTTAAGTTTTGATATTTACAATATTCCCACTAAAATGGCTGATACTATTTATTATCGGCCCACTCTCACATCTAACAAAAAAGACTTCAAATATATAGGCGTGGTTCATGAGTTTCTAGACGGAGAAGGGACAAAAGATTTCATAAATCATGAAAAAAACTTCTATAATCACCCAATCCAAGATAGTGCTAGAAACAAAAATCCTCGTAAATTTCAAGATGACGCAAAATTACTGGAGGAAGCCTTAGAGACCGAAACAGATGAATTTCTTCGTTCAAGATACACGTTTTACGCTGCTCAAAGTCATAAAGATAGCGATTCTCCGGGAAAAGCTCTCGATTTCTATATGCAACGTATAAAAATGGGACATTGGGAAGAAGAGTCTTATCAATCCTGTATAAAAGGTGGAATGCTACAAGAACAATTAGGTTATCCGAGCAATGTAGTTGTAGAGACCTATCTTAAGGGGCTCGAATTTAATAGCTCAAGAGCCGAAGCTTATCATTATCTCGCTAAATATTGCAGGACGCACAATAAAAATCATTTGGCTTATCTCATGTCAAAAGAGGGGCTCAATAAAAAAATAAAAAAACATTTTCTATTTACAGAGAAATGGATTTACGATTATGGACTGCTTGACGAATTTTCGATTGCCGCTTATTGGGCTGGACACTATCAAGAGTCCTATGACGCTTGCCAAGAGTTATTGCAAAACGCTTTCGTTCCTCGTTCGTATTTGCCAAGAATAGAAAAAAACTTAAATTTTGCTAAAAATAAACTATGAACATTTTTACCCACCTAGAAATCGAAACGGTTGGAAGTTGTAATAGGACGTGCCAGACTTGCTTAAGGCAAACGTACATCAACAAAAATAACCCAACTCATTACGGGAGGTTCCCTGTGACTTCTAAAGTGGGAGAAGGAATGAAAATGCCCACGGCCACATTTAAAAGAATAATAGATCAAGCTGTGGACATGGGTTTTGACAATACCGTTTGTTTGCAACACTTTAATGAGCCACTCTTAGATGAAAGGCTGGCTGAGTTAGGTCAATATGTTAAAAGTAAACCCCAAATTAAAGGAGCTTTATCTGCTTGTTCTAACATGGATTTAATGACTGAAGAAAGAGCAAAAGAACTGGACGGCCTTTTTGATCATTTCGTAGTCGCCTTGTATATACCTGAAGAAAGACAACCAGAGAGAGAAAAATGGCTCCTAAATCTTTTCAAAAAAACAGAATTAAGATTCACGAAAGGCGTCCATGTGATTACTCACTATAGCCCCTTTACTAATACCACGCAAACAGTTGAAGACCAAAAACACAAACCGTGCACGTTCTATAATCAAATGTTAATTATAGCTTACAATGGGACAGTTCTCCATTGTTGCGATGATTACGTCGGCCACTTTGGTCTTGGGGATACGAATACTATGTCGCTAAAAGAAATATGGGAAAGCCAGAAACACCAAGAGCTCGTAGATGACCTTTCTGTGGCTGGAGGTAGACTAAAACACTCTTATTGTTCTGTTTGCCCTAGATAAAGGTATTGCTATGGGTGCTATATATGAATGGCCTATCGGAGAACTAAAAAAAGAATACAATTTAGAAATAGCTATTGAAACAGGAACTCACTTAGGCGACGGCACCACCCACCTAGCCTCTCAAAACTTTAAGAGGGTTTATACTATAGAGTTGCTAGAGCATATGTTTGATTCTAATGACTTCTCTAATATTCCAAATATACGCGCTTTCTTGGGTAGCTCCGTAAACGTTCTCCCAAACATTCTAAAAGAAAATTATGATGTACCCACTCTTTTTTGGCTAGACGCTCATCTACCTAGTCATTACGGACATCCGCGAGATGACGAAACTGAATTACCTCTAAAAAGAGAACTTGAGCTTATTGTTAAAAATAAAGATGTTTCAAGGGATGTTTTCATTATAGATGATGTAAGAATTTATGAAGACGGCCCCTACACCAGTGGGGATTGCCCCCCAGATTACAGAGCTTCCGATAACGAACGCGGAATAGGTTTCATGTGTAACCCATTCAAAAAGACCCACCTTATTACAAAGGATAATCGTAGTGAAGGCTTTTTAATTTTAGAGCCCCTCATACCTCAGGGGGTAGCTTGGGGCCGCTCTGTAAATCTTCCCAGTTGGCAAAAACGAATAGAATAAACATGACAAGAATTCTATTAACAAGGCTAGGCGGTCTTGGAGACCTCCTTTTCATAGAGCCAATAATAAGAGCTATTCACGAAGAACACAAGCCGTGCGAAATTGTCTTTAGAACGTATATAGATTTTTATGATGTACTTACTCATCACCCGTTAATTTCTGACGTTGTCTGTGACACTATGGATTATTATCTGGGGTATTACGATGAGCTAAAACCAAAAGAGTCTCCATATTGGCGGGGCATTAATTCATTTTTTGATTTACATTTTGATTTTCAAGGAGTTTTGGAAAAGGGAGTGAAAAGCCAAGACCCAAGATATGAAATACCTATGTCTCACGCTGTAGCTAAACATATGCTACTAGGTAAAAATATTACTCTAAATTCCATTATCCCCCAAATTCACTTCTCAAAGCAAAACGTGCCTTCTTATAATATCGTAGCCCAACTAAGAGCTAACGAAGAGGATCGTTGTCTGCATGAAAACAAAGAAGTCCTTCAAACTCTATCAAAATACGAAAATTACCATATAATAGGAGAAGAAAAATTAAATTACCACGAATTTATAAGCATTATTGATAACTGTAATTTGTTTATAGGTACAGAAAGTTGTGGTACGCTCATAGCTAGAGGTCTCAACAAGCAAACGATAGGGTTTTACACCAATAATAGCAGAAAAAACATATTATCTTTCGATAAAGTAACCCAGCTAACCTTCAACCAAACACACAAGCTAGAGGAGGCCATAGACTCTTATGAATCAGTTCAAACGACTAAACTTATTTAATAATGACGAAAAGCTCGTTTTCTTTCAACGATGCCAAGACCTATTAATTAAGAATCAGCCCGAAAGTGAGTTCATACTTACTCAAAAAACTACAAACAAAAATTACTTTCTCGATTTGTTTTTGAGGTATCAAGGGTTTGCTTATTGCTCCGAAAACATAGCCTTGCTCATAAACAAAAAAAAGTACGACTCCAAGGAAGAAGCTCTAAATTCATATATGGAAAATTTATTCACCCCGCCAGATGAAGATGCTAATTGTTACACAATAGACTTTGTTTCAACGGTTATGACTGCCGACTTAATTGAGGAGGTTAGGCCATTTTTTCACGAAAAATTAAAATACATCAGTTGGCTTAGGAATGGTAAGGCGAGTTTCTACGAATTTGCCCACTATAAAAACCTTATACTTGAAAAGTTCGGACCTAAATGAAGAATTGCCCCAACTGTGGTTATTGCATAGCTAAAAAATACTTTCAATGCCCTCGATGTGGCCTTTGGGTTGCTCAGTTATATTTTAATTTTATTTTAATTGGCCGCTTTGTTTTAAAATCTCCAAGAGTTTCAGGTTATTTATTTCCGACGCTCTTTTCTCCATGTAAAGAAAGACGTTTATAGCGAGGCTCACCCCCAGTGCTCCCGACAGCAAGTATAACGTTGCCACCTTACAAAATTCTTTAATTTTTCCTAATGGAAAAGCTCCGCAACTCATTTTTTTCCTTACAGTTTGAGGTTTTAATGTCTGTTTTTGTTTTTTCTTTGGTTTTGGATGCCAGTCACCATCCCTAAGCTCAAATTCTCCGCTTTCTCGCGCCCTCGGAGAAAGCCTCCATTTGCCATTTATGAAATCTACTTTCTTACTCACTTTAATTTATGTGTTTTAATTTCTTTACAAGGAACTTAACAAGCTCTGATCGCATGACGTCTTCTTCATCGAATTGGAAAGTGTAAATTCCGTTTTCCATACTTTCCTGATCGTCCTTAAATAAATCGTGCATTTTAACAAAACCGCTCTTTGTCCCGTGTAGATCAGTTTGCATGGGATCAGCCAGAACAAAACACTTAGACCCCGCCCCTAACCGTGTCAGAATGGTCGTAATTTCCTTTGTGGTGCAGTTTTGCGCTTCATCCATGATAATACACTTGTTGGTCCAGTTAACGCCTCTAGCGAAGTTTACGGGGAACATTGATATTCTGTTTTCTTTTTCCAAACGTTCCGTGGTCGTTTCTGGAAGTAGCTCATCAAGCTTTTCTAATAATGGAATCTTATAATAAGACAGTTTGTCATCTGCACTCCCCGGCAAATATCCGAGTCTTTGGTCAGACGATTCTACCGATGATCTCAAATACATAACGTCAGAGATACATTTCATGTTTAGCATCTGAAGACCGCAATATACCGACAGTAAAGTTTTACTGGTTCCCGCTGGTCCATTAACAAAAACGATGCTTGTTTGTGGATGCAAGGCTATTTTAAAGAAGTTCTTCTGTTTCTCGGTCCAAGGAAAATTTTTAACCTTAATTCGTCTTTTTAACGGGTTGGGGTTGAAATTGTTTTGGATGGATTCTTCAATTTGGTTAGCTATATCCTTATTTTTGTCTTGGGAGCTTTTTCTGCTCATTCTTTCACCTCTGTTTTTTATTACACGCAGAAACAGGGTTAGATTGCTCTTCTTTTGTTTGCGGGTCTAATTTAATGCAAATAAAAACTTTAAAATATATACCTTTCGGGGATTTTTTCGTCCTTGACTTTTTTTTAGCTATATGTCATACTCCTTGTATGAGAAAACCTAAGTTACACTTACATCTCAGAGTTCACGGAGAAGACGTCATTATTGATTACAAAAACGAAGACGTAATCTTTCCTAATAGGCCAGAAGAAGCAGACAAATTAAGATTCAACAGAATTGCCGCGATTTCTTCATACCTTAAAGAAGAAGGATTTTTAGATCATCTCCCCAACGAAGTAATCGAAGCACCCTAAACAAGATTATGAACGAACAACTACCACATTACTCACTAAGGTATGTTACATCTAAAGGTGAAGAAAAAGACTACAAAATCAGTCGCCCTTTTGACTTGTTAAAAGACGACAAAGGTCTAAACGTGGGCATCGTTGCTTATTGTTACGGCAAAGGCATACGCTCTTTTCGACACGAACGAATTCTAAAAATGGAACCGACAAAAATTCGTCTTTAATGCGACTGAAAGGTTTGGTCTCGGGGAGACTGAAAAATACCTCCCCCCCCTCGCCTCACGAATTCAATTTGATCCGTTATTCGAAAAATAGGGCGGGCCTATTAAAATCGCAAAAAAATCGCCTAGTTCGGGAGCACGGAAGCTAAAATGAAGAGCCAGAAGGTGCCGCAGACGATATTCCATAATGTAATGTCTTTTTTCATGTGTTTTTCTTTAAGTTCGCCACTTCGTAGAGTGTAAACCGACTAAACGGATCGGTCAAGCGAAAAAATAGACCTTTTTTACACGAAAAGGCTTCTGAAAGCCGCAGCGGCGTTCCTAACCCCTAAAAAAAGTGTTGACAGGTCGGTATTTGGTCGGTTATCCTATTCGGGAGATGAAAAAACCTACTCGTTACCAAATCGGATGCCTGTATAAGGTCAAAGACCCTGATTCGCTCTGCGGTTATCAAATCGGACGTGCGAAAAGCGTAGAAAATGATGTGTGGACGCTCGAATCTTACGACGGTTCGACTTTTACCGTTCCCGCGAGTAAACTCCGCGTGGCGAAGAAGAAGCAAATGAAGGAATTCAATATAGTACGCACAGCGTACGCCTAAAAGCATCGCTTCCGACCCAAAAGGGGTTACGGAAACCGCTGCGGTCTTCCAAACCCCTAAAAAAAGTGTTGACAGACTGATATTTTGGCTCTAGGATTCTCCCATGAGTGAAACCTACGAACCTAATTCAGAAACCCCACTTAGCGCGAGCCTTGACGCGAAGCTTGACGCCGAATTCGACGCCAGCACCATAAACTTGTTTGAAGCGCAAGTGGATGTGCTCGCTGACGAACATTTCACCGTCATCGATGAACTCTGTTACGAGGAAAACGAAAACGAAGACCGCTTCATGGATGGGCTCCGTGAAGAGTAATAACACATAAGGGGTTCGTCACCCCGCTGCGCGTTTCGTAACCCCTAAAATAATGCTTGACGAATCGATATTTCCAAGCTACTATTTTCCCCAGTTAAGCGATGGCTGACTGGTTCCCGCCTAGAATTATCGCGGCACCGCCCCTCGTATGTCGTCGGGTGTAGATGCGAAAAAGTGCCTTAAGAACGCGGCCCAACATCGCTTTGGCTTCGCCTTCCCTAATGGTGGCGGTTCGACTCCGTGAGAACCATTAAGGGGTAGCGCGAAGCGCAGCGGCTTTTCGAACCCCTAAAATGATGCTTGACAAATTGGTATTTGACAAGTATTATTCTCTACATGGAACCGATAGCAGGAATCCTATTCGCGTACGTTATGACTCGCCTCGTGTGTGAGTCTTTTAACAACTAAAAAAACCTACTAAATATGAAAAAAATTAATTGGGATATGTTTCTCGCAGCCTTTCAAACTGGCTTTATTCTTACCGCACTAGGCTTTGCCTTAATCGCCTTAGCATTAACGTAGTCCGTACTGCGTAATTTTTTTGAAATGAAAAAAAAGTTACCCCCCTCCCCCCCTGTCGAATAAATACGGGGGGGATACGGGGGAGTAGCATAAGGGGTCACTGAAGCCGCAGCGCGTTTCGTAACCCCTAAAATAATTCTTGACGAATGGGTATTTATGCCGTAAGTTTCTCCCATGAGTGAAACCTACGACCACCATAATCCTAACCTGGACGCCAAGTGTGACTTGGAGTTTGACGCCAGCACCCTCAACCTGTTTGAAGAGACCGTCCAAGTGATGACTCTCGAAGGTGTGGAAGAAACCCCCGACGAACTCGAAGTAGTGCCATTCCGTAATTACTACGATGAGCTTTTTGATGAATAGCTAACACGCTCCAGACCCGAAGGGATCACTGAAGCCGCTGCGCGTTTCGTAACCCCTAAAATAATTCTTGACGAATCGATATTTCAGCCGTACTATTTCCCCAATGAATGACCTACTGTTCAACCTTGTTCGTTTCTTTGTCCGCCGCTCTCAAGTCCTGCGCCCTGTGGTGCGTGCAGTCATGCCGCATGAGTGGCAGTGGTCTTTCAGTAGCTGGGTCTTTAGCCGTTCTCATGGCCCTGCCCACAGGTGGCCCAACTCTCGTTGGGTTAACCTCGTGTGCCACCGCCTTTACTGGCTCACCAATCTCAGGGGCGAAGACCCCGCATATGGGTGGTGGTGGCGAGCTAAACGACGATTAGGTTTTTAAGGGGTTCGCCACCCCGCAGCGGCCCCCGTAACCCCTTCAGGTTACGAGGACGCTGTGCCTACTGTATTTGTAATTGAGAAGGCGGGTTTGTGGCTAATCCCACTGGCAGCGGTGGCAAGGCTCTAGATTGGGGCAGAGGTGGAAGGCTCACTTTTACCATTTGAGGGATAGGGGGAGCAGCTACCACACGAGCCTCTTCAAAAGAGAGCCGGAGGATAGGCATCGCAGCCTTGATTTGATAAAGGCGATAAGCTTCAGCCTTCGCCTTCTCATGAGTCACGCCCAATTTTTTTTGAGCTTTGATGTGGTTGGTTACCTCTGCGGCCTTGACCGCGTTACGAGCTTGATAAGTTTTGTAGGTCTTCATTACGAGAAAGAATGTACAAGAAAAAGAGTTAACTGTCAAGGGGATTCTTTAGCCGCAGCGTGTTTAGTAACCCCTAAATAATGCTTGACGAACCGATATTTAGGGTGTAGTATTTCCCTAAATGGACGACACCAAAAACTACACGATCCGAACCCGCCACACCGTTAGCGGTCATTATCATCAACAAAGCTTTAGCGACTTCTCTCTGGAAGAAGCCAAACGCTGCGCCTTGGCAGATAACCCTAATAGCGAGATTGTTGGGGTTTGGCCTTACGTGTGGACTCAGCCTAATCCCTGCGAATAGAGCATGGAGCCTATAGTAACTATCCTTTTAGTTTATATAGCTTATAGGATGTTTAGGGGTCGCTAACCCCGCAGCGGCCCCCGCAACCCCTTCGGGTTGCAAGGGTGAGATGATATTTACACTCAACAAGGGTCATATTCTGGCACGCCCGCCTCTTGTACCGTTTCAGTAAATGAACGGTCATTGCCTACGATTTCGCGAATTTCCTTTTCCACAAACGCCCGAAAGCTCTTATCCTGATCGCAGTAACTCCATTCAATCTGCCCCAAATCTACCCACTTGCCACCCATGTTAGCAGAGACGTTAAAATGAAAAATGCTTATATCCTCAATTTCAATATCGGTCAATTCCATGCCGACCCGATGAGTGGCCGTCCCTTGTGGCCCCTCGTAATCGAAATCACCATTTTCCCAGCAAGGGTCGTACTCAAGCTCTCCAAAGACATACAGGAGGGTTGAATCGTTCAGCTTAATTTCTACATCCTCGAATTGATAAGTGTCACTCATGGGAATAAGGTACACGAACTCTGTGACGTTGTCAAGGGGTTTCTTAGGCCGCTGCGCGTTTCGTAACCCCAAAAAAAACTTCTTGACGAATCAGTATTTAGATATTATTATTTTCTCCATGAGTGAAACCTACAACAACCCTAATTCTAACCTCGACCCCCAAAGCCCTGATGACCGCCTTGCCAAAATTGGCTCAGAGGAGTATTATGATGAGAAGCCTAATTTCTCCTCATCTACAATAGCCTATGATGGCTTTGAAGGTTGCTGGCCTGGTGACGGGTCTGGCATGGATGACCTAGCAGACTTTAATCAAATGGAAGGTAACGACTATTAACATAAGGGGTTCGTCACCCCGCTGCGCGTTTCGTAACCCCTAAAGTAATGCTTGACAAATCGATATTTAAGCCGTACTATTCTCCCAATGAACGACGACTTCAGAGATATTTACTTTGTTCTTATTGTCGGTATCGTATCATTTGTGGTGATACTAGCAACGGGCATTTACATTGAATCTATATCATGAAAAATAAAAACCTAACACGTAAAGAAATCCAGCAACTCAACGAACAAGATGCTAAAGTTAAGTGGTATCTTGAATTAACCATTGCGGCGTGCTTGGGTGCGGCCCTTGCTTTGAGCTTTGTAGTAGCTCACTGTATGCTCACCACTGAATGGACTTGGTAAAAGTGTGAAAGGGGTTCGTCACCCCGCTGCGCGTTTCGTAACCCCTAAAGTAATGCTTGACAAATCGATATTTCAGCCGTACTATTTCCCCATGAGTAAAGACCCTTATAGTGAAATGACCAACCAAGACCATGCCGAAATGAGCGAATGGTTTGATGAAAGAGAGCAAGCTTTTTGGGATGATGGTGGCCCAGATAACTACTCACGTTGCAACTGCGAAGACTACCCGTGCTGTGGTCACTAAAGGGGTTCGCCACCCCGCTGCGAGTTTCGTGGTCCCTAAAGTAGGGCTTGACAAACCGATATTTAGAGCGTACTATTTCCCTACATGAAACCTAGAAACATAATCAGCAACGATGGGACAGGCCCATGCGCCGAAGGCGAGCCTTTCACCGTGCATCAACATATCATCACTAAAAACCTTTGGGAGTATTATCTAGAAGAGACAGACAGTTGCGGCTTGTCCTTTGGCTATGTGATGGGCAACGAAAACGAGTGGGGCATGGTAGACATGGAAGAGATTGAGCCTCACGTCATAGGTAGAGCAAGGGAAAATGACTTGTGGCACATCATGCCACCTGAAGGCTATCGTTGGGAAGATGAATAAGGGGTTCGCTACCCCGTTGCGGGTTTCGTGATCCCTAAATAAATGCTTGACAGGTAACGTATTTGGTGTTACATTACCTCCGATATGAACAACAGAATAGAGCATCTAATAAAGAACCACGTCCAACGTATCCAACAGGACATCCTCGAACGTGACCAAACCACCTTCAGCGATGGGACTCGCTGCAACCCACACCATGCTCAACTCGATGAAGTTGATCTCAAGAATATCGCCTCTCTCCGTGAGGGTCGTATCCCCAAATACAATGACCATATGGATTGTCTCCTTGGAGATGATGAAATGGATATGTTGGAATTCCGTGACCTAACTGAGGAAAAGCGACAAGAAGCCGCTGGCCTCTACGCTGGCACTGAACCAAGCTTGGCCTAGCCCCCAACCCTCGTAAGCTCACAAGGGCTTACGGGGGCCGCTGCGGTATCATTAACCCCTACTAATACGCTTGACAAACCGATATTTATATCATACTATTTCCCCATGGAAGGCGAGAAATTCTTACTTTACTCTAACAGGAAAACTAATAGGCACGTTTTCACTTACATTAACCCTGAAGGCAAGGAACATACCATTGATTCTGACGTGCTGACTGAAACGTATGGTGAAGATTGGAAATGGAAGCTTTCGGGTCATCACGCTATTGTTCGGGCTGCTCACAATGATGTTGTAGATCAAGAATCATGGGATGAACTACTTCGCATCCCGTGGATGAAAGTTAATGAAATGTGGGACAAAGACGAACCACCACCGTGGATGAAGGAGTAAGGGGTTTATGACCCCGCTGCGCTTTTTAATACCCTTTAAAATTAATTAAAGTTTTTTATTGACCTATTTATATTTATCTGATACTCTTTTCTTGTTGGTGGCAATGGTTGCCCTCACTTGAGTTTAAGGCGATTGTGAGTGCCCTCGCGGGAAAGCCCCTAGTGGAAGCGCGACGAAGCTAGACGGTGACACGATACCGGAGGGATGAGGGTTCGATCCCCTCGCACCAGCAGACAATTTAATTTACTGCTGTGGTGCTGGGTTATAGGCCATGCAGTTTTGACCCGCGCCTCAACCGGACGCAGATAAGAAATCCTTCTGTCGGCAATGAGCGAAGCCGTGGCGCGGTAACAAGACCTCTATACATTTTATGAACCTACGTATCGCTAAAAAAATCATGAAGCACGTCCATAATGGCGACGTGAAACCCTCCTACAACAAGCAGCAGATTGACACTGCTAGACGCATAGTCAAGAAGCGTGGATTAATCTATAGAAAGGAAAAGTAAGGGGTTACTAACCCCGCTGCCGCTTCCGCAACCCTTTCGGGTTACAAGAGCGAGGCCGTATTTTACCACCAACAATTGTAAACTATAGTCCAGCCCTCAGACATGGCTTTTCTAGCCTTCTGAACGAATTCAAGGTCGCTCTCCTTATAGTAATATTCCCCATCGACACCATCACGATCATAAGAATCATTACCAAAAAAGAAGCCGCCTGTCTGTGGCAACTCTTTGTGTAGAATGGCCGCTTCCAGACGTTCCAAATCATTTTCGTCAATGCGAACATCCACGCAATTAAATTCATCTTGCCCGCCCCTGCTGCGATATAGATTCTCCATCCACCCCTGCAAACGATTATGTTTACGCCAGTAGTGAAGCTCTGTCTTGGTAATGGTTTCGGTGCGTGTGCTCTTGTCGTAGGTTGATTTCTGCTTGTATGCGTTTTGATCGAGTCCCATAATATTCTCCGTGGTTGTAGGTTTAACTGATGAAGATTAAAGCATTTTTAAGTCTGATTGTCAAGGGAATTCGTAAACCGCTGCGGCTTCCCGCACCCCTACCTTGGGGGAACCAACGCCCAACACTCATGACCAACAAAGCAACGAGGTGAATTAAGAATTGGTTCTTCGTATTTCATCGTAACAAACGTCTTATATTTATAAGGGTCGTATGTAATTCGCTCATAAACCCAATCTGCGTGTTCGGGCAAGTTAGCCATCGACTGCATATCCTTTAGCATCTTCTTTGGGCTTACCATTGGGGTTAAAGACAGGGGCGGTTGCTTTGTCCATGTGAGCCAATTGCCACGCACTACCGCGTGGACGTTCTTACGCTGCTCATCACGTACACGCTGATTGCCCTTTCCTCCAACAGCAAACTCAGCTTCTTGAATAATGATTCCGTGAACGTGTTTGCATACGAGTCTATCATGAGTGGTTCGCACTGAGTAAACAATGCCTTCATGATGTAGGTTTCTGTAGACTTCAACTCTGCTTTTCATAATTACTCTGAAAGTGAAATTTCGTGATCTGATTTGGGGATGTTTACCTTTAAGATGTTTTCTTCCCACCTCTGGTTTTCTAGCATTTCAGCAAGAGCTTTCGCCACGTCTTTTTCAGTAACGTGAGACAAATCCTCTTTGGGTGCGTTACCCAATACCTCTTCCCACGGGACATTGATACGCCACCCGATTGGTAAACACTCATGCCATACACTTGCCACCGTAGGACGCAAAATAGAAACGTAGTCACCCACCATCATTGAGCGGACTTCGAGCTTCTTAAACAAGTCACACTCTTTACCACTCCCGTTATTCCAACCCTCCCACACTGCATCGAGAATGTCATGGTCTGTGTACTTGTAACCTACCGAATTTTCTTCTGGGTAGTCCAACCAGAACTTTTTACATTGCTTCTCGGTCATGTCCCGATATTGGATATTAACTCTGATCATGTTCCTCCTTATGCTTAGGTTTACGGATGTAAGAGCCTTTGCCCTTCTTAACTCGGTGAACGCGAGAGGCACTGTTCATGTATCCCTCCTTACTTTTCCTCGCCTTCATGTGGATAAAGTACACGAAAAAAGTCTGACTGTCAAGGGAATTCGTAAGCCGCAGCCGCTCCCGTAACCCCTTCGGGGTTACGGGTGGGGGGGGAGAGGTTATTTAGTTCAGGATCACGTCAGATTCGGTCACTACCGTATCAGTTGGAACCGCGACGACAAGCCTATTTAACTTGTCAGAGTTTTCCGCAGCACCGCGTAACCGCCGCAAGACATTGCTGCTAACAGTGTTTGCATACTCGAAGCGGTCAGGGCTAACCTCATGGGTGAGGTGCTGAGTTGCTGCATTGTAGAGAGTCCACAGGTTGCGAGCCTCATCCTCTTCGTGAGTAGGATTCTCCCACACTTTAAGGATGCCATCGCGCACCACGTTGGAAAGCACCTTGGACTTACCTAACTGGTTGAGGATGTTGCGACCTTGGTCTTGCGTGATGTCACGCTCACCCAAGACACTGAAGCCTTGCGCGGCTTTGTGAAAGCTACCCGTTGCCTTGTCGAGAGCATCCCCGATGAATCCGATTTCCACATTGCTGGAGTGCTTGCGAGTCATGCCGAATTCTTTTTCCATTGTGGTCATGCCGTTAAGGCAAACCAACCGAACCATGCCAAGCGCAAAGGATACGCGCAGGGAACGGTCAAAAGAGTTTTGCAGAGTGAGACGCATTCCCAACTCCATGCCCTTGACACGATCCTCGCGCCTCGTAGCAATGGCCGTTTCATTCTCGAAGTCGTACTGCGCGAACATACGCTCACCGCGACCCGTCACGACAACTTGACGATTAGTTGGAGTCATACCGCGAGACTCGAAAGCCGATTCCGCGTTGTGAATCAAATCACCGTTTTGCACAAAGCCATACTGCTCTGTACCCCAGCCAAGTTCCTCGCCCGTATCGGTGCGGACGTGCGCGTATACGCGAGATTTTTTGTTGGTGGTGGATACGGTGAGCGGAACACGCTCTACGGTGAAGTCAAAGTCGGAAGTTTGAATAGTGTTTCTGGCCATGATTAGGTTTTCTTTCTTGGGTTTAGGGTTCGTCTAACTGGTAAAGATTAAACCATATATCGGATTAAGTGTCAAACCTTTTTTCACCTCACTGGATAGATTCTTCCCCCCCCTAACCCCTTGCGAAGCAAGGGGTTGCGTAGGCCGCTGCGGCCTCACGAGTCCCTATACAATGAGACTTAACCCAATGCCCTTAATTGTTAGAGTTATTTAAGTATATTTAATTTGCCAAAAATTGCTGTATTTCAGTGTTATTCTACCCCAGAGTTTCTTATATAAGGGGGATTTCTCCGATGAGAAAATGGGGGTATTTAAGAAATTGCGTTGGTTAGAATGATTACGGGCAATATGCCTTTCCGAAAACTCCTCCCGCTTAACTTCTAGAGAGTAAAATGTTAAAACCTCTCTAGCTAATAAGCATCATTCTTTACGATGCCAACGCTCACCGTTTTATGATGGAGTGTCTGTAGGCAAATTTTCTTCGATGATTTCCAGCTTCGCAACCGTATTTCCGTTTACGTCTTGAGCGGTAACAAAGTCACCAACGTCAACGGCCATTATGCGTCCCGCGTTATCAACAAGGCGTTCTAGTACATTTTGTATTTCAAACAGACGCTCTGAAGGATTGTTGCCAAAAGCGTCATTGCCTAGTTCGATTTCGATTTTCGCTTTCATTGGGTATAACCTAACACACGAAACGCTACTTGTCAAGTGGTTTCTTGTGTCTTTCAACCATCTCTGCCACCTTCTCGCCCTTCTCGTAGTCAGGCAGCTTAACGACGTACATGGAATCCCTATCCCTTAACGTCTCATTGTATACCGACTCAACTGGGTCTCTTGAGAGGCGAGCCGATTGAATAGCCTCCTCCTTGGAGTTAGCGTCTACGATATAAGTGGATGACCACATTTCAGTAGTTATTACTTTATACTTCATTTAATGCTCCAATACGTCATAGTGTTCGTAATCTTCGAGAGTATAAGCATACTCTGTATCTTTTCCGTAATCGCCTTCACCATTTTTAGCGGCAGCAATCGCTTCATTCTTATTCTCCGCTTCCACCACAACGTATTGCCAATGGACTTCGGGTATTCTAACTGTGAATGTTTTCATTTAGTCCTCTAACTTCTTAAAGTTATCTACTACGATTTGGCAGAGGGCATCTGCGTTTTCCTCCTCACCTCCAACAGCTTCTACATAGCAGATGATGTCCTCTTGTATTTGTTCCCTCACCTCTTTAATCACGAGGGTCTGCGTATGTTGAAATGGTTTTCTTAATTGTCTCATACTTAAATCCAATCTTGCTTTGAGTCTCCGCTGATACCATGCCTCTGGCATAAATCGTCCCACTCCATACTGTTATAGGTTGAGTTGCGAGATTGAGTATCAACCACCATTTCTTTTAGATGGTTTGTGAGTTCGCCTATGTCCTCGAATTGAATTCTAACGTACTTATCGGTAGATTGCCTTGGAGGTTTTCTTGTAGGTTTCATGTAAGGACTATAGCCCACATTGGACTTTGTGTCAAGGACAAAAGGGGTTAAGGAAAACGCAGCGGCCTCATCATCCCCATTGCTACGGGCGTTTACGTGTCAGAGTTATTTTGCACTTATTGCATCGGTATGTGCGCCCCTTCTTCATCCTGTTATGAATTGTCGTGGATATAGTATGAGAAGGATTCGGACACCCGCAGTAATATTTCCATCGTTTCTGTTTCTTTCCTCCCGCATTCGTCGTATCATAATTGTGACACCTATTTGGTTTCAGACCGAGATGACGCATTACTTTTTTCCAATCGCGTCCGTGGGCGGTAGGCTTTTCAATTCTTCTTAGACTATAGAGTTTGTCCGTCAAGATGTGTGCAAACTCGTGGCCGACTGTTTGCTTTATGAAATGCTCCACGTTTTCTTTTAGCAAAACGTAATTTATTTCAATGATATTTCTATAGCTGTTCGCGGTTCCTGCCCTATTTCCTTTTAGACTATAACGTAGATCGGGCGGTTCCATTGTTATCCCCCAATGCTTTTCGGCATAGTCATGTAGTTCTCCAATTCTATCTTCGCAACGCGCTTGCAATTCTGCGGTGGTGGGAACAAGTAAACCCGACTCTTTTTTTTCGAATGATTCTGTTATTATCATTTTCTTTTTTGGGGGTTTCTTATGGCGTCAACGAGAATGTAAAGTAGTAGAAAGGTTACTATCGTAGACACTAAGCCACCCCCGTTTCTTTACGTTTGCTGTACCCGTTCCAGCCTCTGCGTTTTAGTTCTTGAATTGCTTGGCTTGCTGCGCTGCCCTTTGGCTGTGTGCCATGAATGAGCAAGGCAAAGTTTTCTTTTCCAAATGCCGCATGGTAATCGTCGTGGTCTATCTCTAAACCCATTGCGTCTGCTGCTTCTTCAGAGTAAACAACAACCGCGTTTTTTAATCCGTACTCTACAATCAATCCGTCATGCTTGCCACCCTCTGAGGCCGTAAGGGAAAAGTTTGAAGGGATTGAATCGATACGCGCCACCCAAAAGTTTAAGCTCTTTGTGTATGCGTAAAAATGCTGCTCGGGTCTACGCCTTGCAACTTCCATCCACGCATCAAAATAAACCTGTGAAAAGAAATCACCACCCACATGGACACGCATGATGTCAAACTTTTTGGGAAGCATCGACTCTAGTAAATCGGCAACCTCTTTTACTTGATCCTTTTTGTATCGCCATGCGTTGTGGAGAACGTTTTTGATAGCCTCAAAATTACGCCACACCATTGCGCGTGTGTTTTTATACTGTGATTCGCTACTCGCCGCAAAGCAACGAAATGCTGTGTGTGGGCCGTCTGTGATCTTGCCCGTTGTCCTGTCCGCTTTAGACAAGCAGTCTTTTGCTGCTGGACACGTCCACCCACTAGGGAGGGTGAAAGATTTGATAGTTAAACCGAGCCGCTTCGCCATCGCAATTAACTTTGCGTTAGCTTGGGAAAAGGTTAGAGCTTGGGGTTGTGTAGGTTTCATGATGTAAATATAGTAGGTTTTACTTAGGTTGTCAAGTCTTTACTGAAAGTTGTAGAATCTTTCGCTGGTTTGTTTCCACTCTTCTTCATCGTTCCACACGCCACCAGTTTTCATAGTGCCACGTCCACACATTTCGCTACTGAGAGAAAGTCGATAAGCTCCCCCATGTTGCACGGAAATAAACGTTTCGTGAATCATGTTGTTGAATCTAAGCCTTGCGAGTAAACGTGCGTAACGTCTAACTTTTTCTTTTAGCGTGTTTTCATACTTACCCAAAAAATACGCAAGGGACGAGTTATAGAAGTAATTCTTTATGTCTTTTTCTGTCGTCCATATGTAAGCGAACGTACTGGACATATAATTCATCTCACCGTTATAGGCTCCATGATTGAACCAACTATAATCTTGTGAGGTAATTTTTTGAGGGTCGTCAGACTCAACTCCAACTGCCCAACTGTTTCCGAGTGGTTGATAGAATAGCTTCATTGGGACTTAAGGTACACTAATATAACCTACGTGTCAAGAGCAAAAAGGGGTTGAGAAGGCCGCAGCGATTTTCGCAAGCCTTATCCCGAGTCAAGGTCAAAACTCTTTATTTGATATATTTAGAAGTCAAAAAATTCTATTATTTGATCACTGTTTATTTTCCAGTGCATGAAGCTTATTATTTGAGAAGTAGATGGTATTTGAGGATCGCCAAACCCATATTGGTATCCCCCTATTACCATTGAGTCTAGTTGTGCGCCGATATCAGTTTCATCTATACCGACACTGAGAGTGCGAGAAAAATATCTTACATATATTATTTTGTCTTTTGTTTCTGCTCTCCACTCACAACTTTTTTTAGTAATTGTACCTGCTAATATATATATCTTTCTATACCCGCCAAACCTTTTGAGAACAGAGGGGGTGACAACCCTTTGCAGTCCAGATTCTCCAGATAAGTCCATGTTATATTATACATGAGTTTTATCTAGTTCTACTAGGTAGTTACGCCCTTTTTGAGTGATGTTCCTGCCTTTAGTTGTAATCTCCATGAGGTCGTGACTCTGAAGAAACAATTCGTAATCACACCGTAAGGATTGAACAGTCAACTTTACTTTTGTGCCGAGTTTAGTGAGCGAAACATCTCGACAGTCACGTAATACTCGCAGCACCCTCACCTCTTTCGGGCGTAAACCTAAAGGAGTAATGCCTAGAGTGCCAGTTAACGCTTTCCAATCCTTACGGGTAAATTTAGAAGGTTTGCCGTTGGCATCTAAATACATCTGGATATTAATTGCCATCTTTTGGGCAGCGCGTGGGTTGCCACGCAACACAGAAGCGATTTCCTCTGGTAGTCCATCTTCAAATTCTACTTCACTTAAATTAAGTAAAATGATCTCCCCCAACTCCTCATGGCTGTAATCTTCAAGGTCAACTCTATCCAACCTATCCATGAGAGCGTGAAATACCTTATGAGGTTCGCTCGTAGCAAACAAGAAAGTCTGACGACGAAAATCAAAATCAAACGTAAACTCATCCCAACTAAAAGAATTACGGTTTTGGGGATTAGGGTTAAGAATAGAGAGCATAACCATCTCAACATCTGGAGGAATCTCGCTCGCCTCATCAAAAAGAACGGTTACGTCCCTGTCGTGAACTTTAGGAATAATTAACTCATCAAAAAATGCTTTGGTATTCTTAATGGAAGCGCAATTAACTTCGCAATACTTTTTGGGTTTATCTTCTCCGCTTTTAACTAACTCTTTTGCTAGAGCTTTAGCTATAAGTGTTTTGCCGCACCCCTTTGACGCAGTAAACATCATGTTTGGAATCAGTCCTGCTTTTTCGTAGGAATCAATATAGAAGTCTAACTTTCGTTTAGCTTGCGGTTGGCCTATAATGCCATCAAATCGTAAAGAGGTGTAGGTTTCGCTCATGTAAAAATAGTACTATCTATCGGAAATAAAGTCAAGCACTTAATCTTTTTTTAGTCTCATCTTCAACCTTCTTATTGAAGACTTTTGCTTCGTGAGAGTTAGAATCATCTAATACTATAGACCTAACTTCCCCGTCTAACTCGTCTAAGAGTTCTTGGTAAACTTCTTTGTGAGTGTCCCAATAGTGAGACGATTTAAGAGTCATGATTATTTTCTGCCTTCTGCGCGACGAATAGCTTCTTTTGCGATATCATCCATCATGCGCTGATCACTTTTATCGTGATAAACATGTCTACCGCTAATAACTTCAAAATTTTCGATAATGATTTTTTGTTTCCACGGGGGCTGCTCTGCCACCACTTCATTCCACGCAACTTCGTATCTTGCTGCCATGCCTGTTGGTGGTGGGGAAGGAAGTTTCATATCCTTTATTACACTCATTTTACCACTCCGTTTCTTTTACTTCGACGCGAACCCCATCATCTTCTAAATTCGTCGTCTGGTCGTCCTCGAACTTAGTTTCTTTAACGTTTACGGTTGGCTTGGGTTGATCCGAAACAGATGTAATATCATTGTCAACAACACCAAGGTCTACAGCCCACTTACGCGAAACTCTAACGGTCATACTGGGGCGGAGAAGATCATTTAACTGCTGGAGGGTAACATTGCAGAAAGAGTAAGACCCCTTTTTTCTTCCGCTACCAGGCTTTCTGGTTTTCTTCATGTAAAAATAGTACTACCAATCTAACTTCGTGTCAAGATTTTTTTAAAGAAAACAAAAGGAATAAAAAGAATAATACTAATAAATAAAAATAATATATACACCGTTGTTAATACTGCCACCCACAAACCAACCACAATCTCTTTAAGCGTCCTCATCTACTCTATACTGTAAGTTGTTATACAATACTCTAGACAAGGTGTTTCCGAAAGAGGTCACTTCTTTTTCAGTAAGCTCTGGAAAATAAGCGTGCGTCACCTCATGTATTACTGTGTTTAGTATAGTCTGATTGGATCGGTGGGGATTTATATAAATATGAGATTTATTTCCTTTCTTCGGATAGAAGCACACTCCATCGCAATCTTCTCCCCATGTACGTGCGTCCGGCTTGCGAAAGATGATCTCGTAACGCACACCTTCATTATTTTTAAATTTTAAAAAGTTTTTCATTCCCCCCAAAATAAGTCTAATACTATATAAATACTCAAAAAAACTAAAAATACCTCCAAAATCTTTAAAATATGTAAATATTGTACCATATCCTGTACCCCTATACAAGCTTATTTTTGAACAAAAAAACCACATATTTAAGTCTCACTGTTTTGCGGGGAAAATAAAAAACCCGCCGCAAGCACTAGGCCCGCAGCGGGCTTCTGAAGCATACCAGCCTGTGGGGCTGGCAGAAGATAAGCTCCATAACGAGGTTCAGGGTGGTCTGTCCCTCGCTGAAATATTATATATTTAATCAAAAAACATTCAAAAAAAAATGCCCCTCCAAAATAGAGAGACACTTTATAGAGATGATACCCATAAGACTAAAAGTCTTTAGATAAGTATATTAATATTTTTTTAAATTTATTCTAATTTTTTATCGATGATCTCCTGTGATGTTCTAATCCTCTTTAACCTGTCTCTCAGATGTTTTAATCCTCTAATACTTAAAAATCATAATGGTGGTAGTCCGATGGTATAGCAGTTGACCCGTGTTGTAATCCACTACAAAGAAGTATACCACGCACGTTATTTCGAGTCAAGAAGATTTGTGGGGGATTTTAATATATTTTAAATAATTTTAATTTGTGGGGGATTTGTCGATCACTAGTGAGTGGCTACTTATTTAGGCAATCAAAAATTGCAAATTATGATTGGCAAATTAATTATCTTTTCATTCTTCTGTAATTTTTTGACCAGATGATATTGCACATCTCATTAGCAGTTTGGTCTACTCTAGTCTCTGACCAGTTAGGATTATAGATATGAAGCATTTCATGTATTAAGACATTTAAAAATTGTTTACTTTTTAATCTGCCATCTATTTCTATTTTATCTTCTCCTACCCACGCCAAACCAAGGGCTTTCTCCCTGCCAAGAGGCCGCTCAACTACTTTGATTTTCTTCTTAGCCATATAAATATATACACTTTATGAGCTTGACATATGCTAAAAATACAGATATAATGAGTATCTGGGATATATATAAACCAGCCACTCCTTTTTTTAAAATTTTTTAATCAATAAATCATGTATTCCCTTATATATATTACCTCTTATACACATGAACATTAAAGACTAAATCGTGTCGTTTTGTGGGGAAAAGTGGGGGAAAGTGTAGGGTTCTGTGGATTTGGGGGAGTGTAGGTTTAGGGCGAGTGTTCTAACAATAAAGAAAATAACACATTCTTAATTCAATGCAAGTTAATACTCTCTTTTATATGCTAATTACTTCCGTTTAGCCTTCTTTATGCCCTCCATCCATGCGCTAATAAACCACCAAGTTATCAATCCAAGATAAATTGCCCCGCCAAGATTTTCCATGTTACTTCCTTTCTCTTAGCTTAAAGAACTTGTGATTGCCTATAATTTTTACAGGTTTACTTGTGCGAGTCCAATAATTGTGAGTCTTTAATGTGCAATAATGGTCTGCGTTCTTAACGTAAGACAACTGTAAACGACTCAAATTAATAGCTAAAAATTTAGCATAAATCCCCTGCGGAGTCTTTAATGAGTGAGATTCTTTACCGTCATTCCAGCAAGAAAATTGCCGCTTTTGTAAACAGACTTGTGCTGGGGTTATCTTCCTATTTTTGGAACGTTGTTGAATAACACAAGCTACAGCATACATACCCGCTTTACCCTCACCTCTGGCCTCCCCCAAAATTGTGAGTGCCACAATCCTTTGGCTACGTGTTAACGCCGTATCTGCTTGAACAAATGGCGCAACAAATAAAATAAAAGCTATGATTCTTTTCATTTTAGTGGGATGTCCACCTTGAAACCATCCTTTTCCATTTGAGCATCAAAATCCTCGTCATAGGTGTCTATGCCCGACATGGCCTCCAGATACTCATCAGTCTCAAAGACCTCTCTAATGCGCTTCTGGAGGGCATTAATAACCGCTCCCTTCTCATGCTTGAGGCAGTCATACCAATCCTCGTACTTGCTCATGGGAACCGCAAATGCTATATCAAATGCGTGGTTGTATCTCTTTTCTTTCACTGTTTACCTTTCTTTGACAGTTACATTCTGTGTTCTAATCCTCAATGTCACCCGCTACGTGGTGTTGTAATCCTCTTACTCGATTAACTTCCGGCACTCATCTAGGTTGTTTACTGGAGCGGTAGTGATGTTGTAATCCTCTTGGAAAACTGCGCCTTCTGTGTTCTAATCCTCTCATACTTAAAATGCAAGGTCAGTCAAATGTTTTAATCCTCTAATCAATTACTTCTTTCCGATGATTTTATTTTAAATGTAATTTTGTCGTAATCCT